TATTGGTGCTGGTTCTCTAGTAGGTATTGAAGTATGGCAAGCAGCAGTTCTTGCTGGTGCACTAGGTGCAGCACGAGTCCTTGAAGCACTTGCTCGCTTCTTCCTAAACGATGGCTCACTGACCGCTGAAGAAATCAATGCAGCATTTGCAAAGGTTGATAAGAAGGCGAGTGCAGAATAATGGGACAACGTGCAGACTTTATCGCAGTAGCACAAGGTGAACTTGGTGTTATTGAAGGACCTAAAGATAATGAAACAAAGTACGGTCATTTTACAAAGGCTAACTTCCAACCTTGGTGTGGGTCATTTGTAAACTGGTGTGCTAATGAAGTCGGTTTAAAGATTCCTAACTGTGTGTATACACCAGGCGGAGCCTCAGCCTTTATGAAAAAGAACCAATGGGAAAAGGCAAGCGATGATGCTCAGCCACTTCCAGGTGACATAGTATTCTTTGACTTTCCTAATGATGGTGTAGATAGAATCTCACATATTGGGATTGTGGTCAAGGATAACGGAGATGGTACCGTAACTTGTATTGAGGGCAACACTGCCCCAGACAAGAAGGGGGACCAGCGTAACGGAGGGCAAGTATGCCTGAAGGTACGCGCCTTCAAAAAGAAAAATGGCTCTAAGTTGAGAAAGTCTCAAGCCGTAACCGTAGTTGGATTCGGTAAGCCAGTATTCAAGTCCTAAGGAGGACTAATGAACAAGAAGAAACTAGAAGCAATTGTTAGTACGTACCTACGTGCAGCAGTAGCAGCGGTTGTGGCTCTCTACATGGCTGGAGAAACCAACCCAAAGAATCTCGCAACAGCAGCACTTGCTGCAGTGGCTGGTCCAGTCCTTAAGGCACTTGACCCTAAGTCTACAGAGTTTGGACGAGGCTCAAAGTAACCCCATTCTAGGCCCTTAGCAGGCCAATAGAGACAAGAAACCCCCTTTCCTAAGGTATCTACCCTAGGTGAGGGGGTCTTTTGTCGTTTCTAGATTTCTTCGTCTAGCCATTCATCTAGTAAATCGTGGTATCGTGCCTCACGTTTACGGAAGATGAACTCTTGGATGGAGTCTATGATTTCGTAGACTACATCACGGATTACTAGACCTATCAGTACTGATACCACTAACTCAAACATATGTTCTCCTATAATATATTATATATATTATATAATAAAACCCCTTCGGGGTTTATATATATTATATATATATAATTATACACATAGAAACTGACTTGTCAAGTATTACCCACACAAATCAATACTTGACAAACTCTGAGTATCATGTATACTGATACCACATGAGCATACAACTAGAAGAATATAAACTACCAGAGCACATGAGTTATTCTGCTCTGATGACATACCTCGACTGTGGGTATATGTATTACCTCAGTCGTTTACTCGCAATTCCTGAGAAGCCTGCGGTGTGGTCCGTTGGTGGGTCAGCATTTCATAGAGCCACGGAACTGTGGGACTTAGAAAATGTCGACTGACTTATGGCTTAAAGCCTGGGCTGAGGAAGCAGAGGGTGTCGATTTAACCGATGCTCGAGTAGGTGGCAGAGCCACTAAGGAAAATCCGAATAAGGAAGATGAAAAATTCTGGAACGCGGCTGGACCTAAGTGGGTTGCTGACTACATAACATGGCGCAAGAACAATACTGAATGGAAAATCTGGAAAACTCCTCAAGGTAATCCAGCCATTGAGTTAGCACTTACACCTGAGTTTGCTGGTGTGCCAGTCAAGATGATAATTGACAGAGTGTTTGAATATCAAGGCAACCTAGTTGTTGTTGATTTAAAGACCTCTCAGCAAACACCTACCAGTACACTGCAACTTGGCTTCTATAAGGTGGGAATCGAAAGAGTCCTGGGGGTAGAAGTTAAGTACGGTGCGTACTGGATGGCACGCCAGTCAGGTACTACGGGTCTTGTGGACCTATCAAAGTATACTGCTGATAAGTTAGATTATCTTGCAGAAAACTTTGACAAAGCAAGGAAGTCTGCTATCTTTCTTCCTAATACAAACAACTGTCAGTATCGCTGTGGCTTCACAGACTACTGCCAATTCTCAGCGAAAGTAGAAAAATAATATGGCAACAGAAGATTGGAAGTTACAGGTATCGTACAAGACACCAACAGGTGACATGATTAACGTACGTGCTAACACATCAGATGAACTAAGTGTATTGCTTGAAGGTGTTGGGGATTACTCAGTACAGATTGCAGCAGTGCAGAAACTTATTCATGGTGCTTACGCAACAGCCCCTTTGGGGACAGCGAGTTCAACTCCAAGCACTCCGCAATCCACATACTCCGCTCCCAGCCCAGTCTCGCCAGTGTCAGGTACAGCAGCACCAACATGTATCCACGGCACGAGGATTCGACGCGAGGGAGTCAGCAAGACAACAGGGAAACCTTACGCGTTTTGGGCGTGTCCAACACCGCAGGGAACTCCAGACCAATGCAAGCCAGTGAACTAACACAACTTAATATAGATATATGAGAAGAAGAAACGTAGCCATGTCCGAGAAGGCATGGTTGCGTTCCTTCTATAGAGAAGGGGAACATGGATGCGTACACTTGTCAGAAGCGTTGGTCGTGCCAGTATCGGTGGCGAGCCATTACCAAGTTGTTTCAAGGCGTTCGAGAACAATAAGATTATCATCCGCCGTTCCGAAGTATCGATGTTCGCAGCAGCGCCAGGTGTGGGTAAGTCTACACTAGCACTTGCTCTTGCACTTAAGATGAAAGTTCCAACACTTTACATCTCAGCAGATACTAATGCTCACACTATGGCTATGCGATTAGCATCTATGATTTCAGGTAAGTCACAGAGTGACGTAGAACAAATGTTAATAAATGATATTGGATGGACAAAGGCTACACTATCCAGGGGTAGTCACATTGTTTGGTCATTCGAATCTGCCCCATCATTACAAGATATTGATGAAGAAGTACAGGCTTTCGAAGAACTATGGGGTTGCCCACCTGTACTTATTATTGTAGATAATTTAATGGACGTAGCCACCGATGGTGGTGAAGAGTTTGCATCAATGCGTGCAATTATGAAGGAGTTGAAGTACCTTGCGAGAGCGACAAACGCAGCCGTTGTTGTCCTACACCATACTTCGGAGGCTGTCACGGGTTCTCCGTGCCAACCGCGCTCGGCCATTCAAGGTAAAGTTGCTCAACTTCCTGCTCTTATATGTACCCTCGGCGTTGTTGGTACTTCTATGGGTGTTGCGCCAGTTAAAAATAGATACGGCCGTGCTGATGCAGGAGGAGGACTCATGACATGGGTTGCCTTTAATCCTGAGTATATGTTTATCGATGATATCCCAGAGAATGTATAGGTGAAAGATGCTTAGAGAAGAAGAAGATGACCAGACGCAGGAGATGCGTCGCATTATAGTACTTGAAACTAAGGTTGAGATTGAAAAGTTAATTAAGAAGATTGAAGATGCACGTGTGCCAGTCACAGATGACTGGACAGATGGTGTTAACAATGGTCTAGAGTGGGCTGTTCGTATCATAAAGAAAGATAAGGGCATGCAATAATGGCTGAACTTATATTACTATTTCAAACATTTTATACAGAGTTGCTTGCAATTATTACTACAATCATGGGGCTAATGCTCTAATGACAACTACATATCCTAACTGGTTTGAGGGTCAGCAGTATAACTTTGAGAATCACTTGCTTCACTTAGCAGGTAAACCTGACCTAAAGTTTTTACAGATAGGTGTGTATACGGGGGATGCAAGTATATGGTTATGCGAAAATGTTTTAAGAAATAAAACATCTTTCTTATATGATGTTGACACATGGGCTGGGTCAGATGAATCTGAACATAGTCAGATTGACTTTGATAAAGTGTTTAAGTATTATGAAACACGTACTGGTGTTTACCAAAGCATCTTACGTTTCAAGATGACCAGTGATGAATACTTTGCTGGCAATAATATACTTAAGTTTGATTTTATATACATAGATGGAGACCATACGTCCCATCAAGTGACAAAGGATGCAGATAGTGCATGGAAACTATTGAAGCCTAACGGCATCATGGCTTTTGATGATTACTTATGGGGTAAAGATTTACAACCTGAGTTAACACCTAGACCAGCAATCGATAGGTTTCTTGCTAAGTATACTGGAGAGTATGAATTACTTTCCCAAGACTATCAAGTTTGGATACGCAAAAATGACAACTAGAAAATCACACAAGCAAAGAGGTGCTACATTTGAAACAGACATCCGTAATTGGTTTAGAGGGTTTGGATACGACGCTGAACGACTTGCTCGCACAGGTAAACGAGATGAGGGCGACGTTGCAGTCCGTTCGGACTTCCTTGGTTCAGTTGGAGTTATCGAAGCCAAAGCACCAGGTGCATCAGGTCGCATTGACCTCTCTGGTTGGACGAAAGAGGCACAGATTGAAGCAACGCATTATGCGGAAGCAAGGGGGCTCGACCGTGAGTCCGTCCTCGCTGCGATTGTTATCAAGGCTCGAGGAAAATCAATAGCAGATTCTTATTTAGTATTTAGGTTAGGTGATGTATTCGGTGAATGATTTACCATCCATTAAGGATGTGCTTGAACACTATGGTGCTAGCATACGCAAAGACCATGGTCAAGTAAACCTTAAGTGTCCATTCCATGGTGACTCACATCAATCAGGTACCGCTAATCTTGATGACAATCTATTCGTATGCTTTGCATGTGGTATGCAAGGCAACAGTTTACAAATAATTTCTAGACAAGAAGGGATAAACATACGTGAAGCAGCGAGAGTCGCAGAAGGATTTACTGGAACTAGCAACCAAGCGGTACCAGGAAAACATTTATCAGGCCGAAGACTACCTTCGAAGTCGGGGAATTACGGTGGAAGTAGCACGGTTGGCACGATTAGGCGTAGTCGCGGAACCTGAAGTAGGACACGAGGCCTTCCTTGGTAGGTTGTCTATCCCTTACATTACCAAGAGCGGTGTAGTTGATTTAAGATTTAGAAGTTTGAACCCAGCAGTTGAACCTAAGTACATGGGTATGACTGGTGCAGATACTAAGATGTACAACGTGCTAGATATTGAAAGGGCAGGTGATTGGATTGGCGTATGTGAAGGAGAACTTGACACCGTTACACTCAGCAAATGCATTGGGGTCCCTTGCGTTGGTGTTCCAGGTGCAAATTCTTGGAAGAAACATTACACAAGATTGCTTGCAGACTTTGAAAGAGTATTCGTCTTTGCTGATGGAGACCAACCTGGGAAAGAATTTGCAACAGGGCTTGCCCGAGAACTTCCAGTTACAATCGTCTCCATGCCAGACGGCGAAGATGTCAACTCTGTTTACGTTAAGTACGGTGCGGAATATATCAGAGATAAGATAGGGTTAAATGATGAGCGATGATAACAAACAGTGTCCTGAATGTGGTGAACAGTTCGAGAATGTATTCGAAGCAACTGACCACCTATTAGAAGAGGACGAAGAGTTCGACCCTGCACTTATCTTGCCTAATGGCTATCGTTTAATGATAGGTTCACTGTTGCGTTGTATGTATCGCTACGCACATGAACCTGAGAAGATTGAAAAGATT